GGACTACAAAGAATTGTTATCTATTATGCCAAAGGCTATTGACTGGTCTGAACTTTCACAGTATGAGAATGAAGATAACACTGCGGGTAGTCAAACAATGGCTTGTAGTGGGGATACGTGTGAACTTGTAGATTTAACATAGGAGACTATAATGGCTAAGTGGGATTTAGGTAAGATGGAGCCTGATAATGTAAACAGTCCACCACACTACGGACAAGGCACTATTGAGTGTATTAAATACATTGAGGACTTCCTAAGCAAGGATGAGTTTGTAGGCTACCTACGAGGGAATATAGCTAAGTACCTTCATAGGTGGCGCTACAAGAATGGCTTAGAAGACCTTAAGAAGGCTAACTGGTATTTAGATAAGCTCTTACAAGTGGAGAGTAAGAAATGATAAGCCTAGACCAATCAGTAGACTTAGTACACTTAGGTATTACACTCTACTTGGTCTGGAAGGTACATAAACTACAACAAGAAGTGGACTATGCTTACTTTACACTGAGTAATCTACTAAAGTCTTTAACCAGTACATTTAAAGCAATGACACAATGAAAAAAGCCCCTGCGTCCAACTAAGGATACAGGGGCTTAAGTTTGTCTGGGGTAGTCTTTTTGTTGTTATTACTTACCGAAGAATTTAGATACTGACCTAATTCCTATGGATGCTGATACGATCCCACCAAGGGAATACTGATACCATGTTGGCATAGTCTCAAGTGCTGCAAAACCAGCTTGTACTATAGCATTACCCCAATCACCACAAAACGCTAGTATCAGGGGAATACTGAAAAGTAGGGTTATCCACTCATCTTTCCATGAGTTTTGTGTAGCTTGTATAGCAGCTAGATCCCAGTCTATCTCACCTGTAAGCTGTTTCTTCTTAATCTCAGCCTCAGTTAGTTTGATCTGTGTCTTACTGTCGATTACACTTGTAGCTAGACCAGCTATGCTACCTAATATTTGTCCTATCATTTACTCTCATTCCCCAGCCAAACGGCGAAGGCTCCTGTTAATGCTCCAGTTACGGTTGCTGTAAGGGCAGTTGCCTGTGATGTCATAGCCTCTGGGGGTAACGACATAAACCACTCAATCACTCTAATGTACATACCAGTCATAACCAACATCATTAGTCGTGGCAGTAGTTTCCAAGCTAGTATAGTTTCCATATCAGACCTCGAAGTTTACTAATGTGCCTACAGGTTTAGTCTGTATAGGCTTACCTTGATTAGTGTAATTAACAGGCTCTACCTTAAATGTTACAGGCTTCCTTGTAGATTGCTCTATTACTTTAGGTGTCTTGTCTTGGTTCTCAGGTGGGTTCATTGCCATTTGAAATGGTGCAGTACCTATAGCTTCTAGCATTATAGCATCCCCTTTGATGACATTATTAGAAGTACAGCTATCCCAGTTATAATAGACAACACAACCAGAGTACCCCCAATAACAACTACCTTCTCTACTAGATCTTGCTTACGGAGTTTATCAGCAGCTTCTTTCTCTTTACGTTCTCTACGTGTTCTAGCTCTGATTTCCTGTAGCTCACCCCAAGCGGAGTAACCTCTAGTAGCTATCACAATGGCTCTAAGCTCTTCCTCAGCATCTTTAGCCTTCTGTAGTTTTACGAAAGTCTCCATACTGTTCTCATCATCACCTGAGAAGAGACTGTTCTTTTTCTTATTGTGGTTGTTCCTTAGCTCATCGACACCATCAAAGAACTCACCAATTTGTTTAGTAACTGAGACAAGCTCTTTACCTGCACTGACAGCACTCTTGACAGCAGCCAAAGCTGTAAATGGATCTATCATGCACTACCCCCATTGAGCTTCAAACTCATGGGCTGCATCAAAAGTATCGAAACTTACTTCCTCAAGTGAAGGTTTTGAAGAAGTACTCCTGTGAACAACCCGACAAAGAATAAACCACTTGTCACCAACTTGCATTGGGCCTTTGATTATTTCTACTAAGTGATAACTATTCATTAGCCATCTTTTCTACTGATTGTCGGATTGCTTTAATGTTCTCGTCTATGCGGGCCATAGATATTGCTTGCCTTTGTGTGGCATCTTCTACGATAGATATTCTTGATTGTAGACGCATGATATCTTCAGAATTACGTTCAATGTCTGACATCATCATAGAGACAGTCCAAACTATAGCTGCTGCTTGAGCTATAAGGCCGAAGATAAGGGTTATAGGTACACTCCTAGAGAGGTGCCAATTATCTTCTTCTCTACTCATGCTGGGTAGACTTTACGATCAAGTTCAAAGTGAGGGGCATCATAGAAGCTCTTCCAGTCACCACCCCATACGATGGAAATGTCAAGCTCTTCTGCTGCATCCTTCATGGCTTCAGCCATAGTTTCAAACCTATCTAAGTCTTCCCAATCTACAGGCCAAGGAACCATGTCTACAGCATGACCTGTGATGTGTCTTGAGTTAAGTGTAGTTGACTTACCCTCTTTGAGTAACTGTCTCTGACGATCAATATGACGTATGCCTTCAATGACTGTGAAGTCTACCTCAGTGATCTCTATTGCTTTCTTAACTACAGCTTGCATATCAGGGTGTACTCCTGACAAGTTCTGTAAGCTACGTGTTCCTAGTTTGTATGCCATTTTATCTCTTTTCCTCTACCTTAACTCTGACCATGAGACAACGTAACCATTGCCCAAAGATATTCTGTAATATACATTATGAGGTACAATCGCACTGGTTGTAGCATTACCATCTATATCAAAATTCGCCGCTACAACTATATAGCCAGACATACTTGAATTTGTAGACACTTGAAAACGGACAGTGTTGTTACCGCCGGGCTGTGTTACTACAGATACTGATATTGGCTTACCTGTGGTATTTCTATAGACAGAATTCAAAGATCTGCTAGATGCCACATTTTGCCAACTTTGGTTAATACCTAAACCTGATACATTAGCATTTATAGCAGCTTTAACTTTAGCTGGTGAGACAAGGCTTTCAGTAGAACCTGTTCCACTTTGCCAAGTAGAGGTAGCTTGATCACCTAATATTCCAGTTTGTGTACCAGATGTATTAACAACAGGTGTGTTATCTATTATTTTCCAAGTACTACCATCAAAGTAAGCTGCTGTAATCCAGCCCGTGTTAGCCTCATTCCTTATCCTTAAAAGATTAGCACCCGTATCATACCACCACTGATTAGCAAAGGTCGTACTAGGCGCTGAACCCCCTGAGTTATTGGTTGCAATTGCACTTAACGCATTGTTAATGTCGGCTCTAGCATTAGGTGCTGTTTGGTTAGCTATGTTATAGTCATGTTGTGCCATATTAATACTCTATTATTCCTTCTAAGACGCTCACGCTTGGTGATACACCATCAGTTGAGCTTTCAAACTCTATCTTAAACTTAACTGCTCTGGCTGTTATTTCACCAGTAGCTATCTGCCAAGCACCCCAAGTGGGTGTTCCAGATGGATCATCATTTGTTGCCGCAACGTAAACTGCTACATTGTAATCCCCATAAGGTTGGTCTTCATCTGACCAGTCATCCCAATTATTAGGCCAAGTATCCCAGTTGTTAGGTATATCATCCCAGTTTACTAATCCTCCAGAGGCATCGGAGTCAAACCTTGTTACAGCTATATTAGTAGAAATTCTCAAAGTCCTAACAGAACCAGTATCAAGGTATCCCGTAAACTCATAAGTACCTGTGGAAGGTGCAGTAGCAAAACTAGCCAGCCTTAATTCGTCAGGGTTTGGTCCAGTCGCTATAGCTATGTTAGTCTTTGTACCAGCGAAACTTGGGTTCTCAGTGTCAGTCTGTGATGTACCTAATTCAGGTAGTTCAGAAGGTTGGACAACCAGAGAAGCTGTAGTACCGGCATTACCTGACTTATCATAAGGTTCAATAAAGAGGGTCTAGCAACCTTCTGAATTATAGGAACTTCCCCTACATCTTCAAACACTGCTGTAGTTGAAGAGTTGTGCAGTATCTTATAGTACGACAAATCAAGGTCAGTAGAAGCTGTCCAGTTAAGGAATAAAGTACCGCCAGATAACTGATATTCAAAGATTGCTGGTGCAGATGGGCCAACAGTATCAGCCTCTACCTCTACTTGTACTGTAGTAAAATCACCCTTTACTCCAAACGAGTTGATAGCTCTTGCTCGTATATCGTAAAATATGTCTGTGGTGTCTGTAGCTAAGGGAGTTTCAATATCCAGTATCTCAAACCTACCTAAGTCTCCTGTCCCTAATATAGCATAAGTAGTTTCTGTAGACTTCTTATATTCTATTTCTACATAATCTACACGTTCAGCAGAACCTGATCCAATATCAATAACAAGCACGTTAGTTACGTGTTCATTAATAATGCGGTAGTCTTGTGTGGTGTTTATAGATACTGCTGGGACATCAAAGGCTGAAGGTAATGTTGTATTATCACTCTCGTACACTGCACCATCAGAAATGTCATCAAACACAGACTCACTGATCTCTCTCAGTGTCATATTGACAAGTAGGTCATAGTCAGGTTGTACACCAAAGTCCCAAGTTACAACCTCAAACTCCTTATCAATCCAGCCAAACCTAGTGTTGTTAAGCCTCACAATATCGCCTACTTGAACTTGAAAAGCCCTAAGACCAAATGTAGCTTGTGCTGTCAACTGTTGCCTATTACGTTCTAGGGTAATAAGAGCTAAACGTCTAGCTGCATCGGGGTCATCTGTAAAAGGTAATTGTATGTCTACTACACTCTCTTGACCACCATCGGCAGCAAGAAAAGAACTGTATGAAGTTGAATTAAGAATAGGTACTTGAGGGAAGTCAGATGGTTGGTAATCACTCTTTGGGCCTCTGAATGTACCTTTAACTACGTTAAAGTTGTCTCTACGTGAGTGCCTTGTGTTTACAGATATACCTGACCTTAAGTCATCTTCATTAAGATCTAAGACTGGACTTGTGTAGTAAGCTGGTTTCATTCTCCACTTACCTTGAGCATACCACAGTAACCCACCCATAGCTGTAGATAAGTTCTGTATAGCATCGTAAGGTGTAGTGTTAGTGGTAAACGCCCCATTAAGAGTAAATCTATTCTGAGTTGTAGAGTCTGGAAGAGTTACAATTTGATCACAGATATTAGCAGCAGTACTTACAAGTGTGTCATCTACATTCTCAATATCTTCACTAATACCGTAGTTGTAAATCGTTGTATTGCTATTACCTTTGCCTGACGTAATGTAATCCCTTAAGCATAGGGCAGGGTTATCAGACCAAGCCGTACTACCTGTACGAGGGTCGTATACCTTCTTACCTTTGACTATAGCTGTAACTTCAGGTACGCCATTGGGAAATGCATCGGCGTCATATTCTAACATAACGTAGAGATAAGCTGTAGCTAAAAGTTTACAATCCGTTGTCCATTGTGAGGGTGGATCTACACCTAAATCTGAAGATGTAACAGCATTTTGCGTAGTTGTACCTAGCTTCTTAACAATCTTAACTTTACCAGCATACTTGGGTGGTGATGTAACGTCATTACCACTTAGAGTTAGAACCTCATCATTAAAATAGATAGTCTCAAACTCTTCTACTTCATGTCCAGTGAAAGCTAGTACAGTGTGTAGGTATTTATTGTCCTGAGTTGTGCCTTGAAAGACTATACCACCAGCTATCCTAGTTTTACCATAGATAATCTGATGAGGCATAGTTGAGCCCCTTTGGGTTATTTGATAACCTTGATCACCACCTCTAAGTTCTGGTTGAGGCATCAAGGCTTTAGTTAAAGTAGATGTAGCAAGTGTTGTCCCATAGCCAAAAAGAAAAGCCTGACCCATAGACAAACCAAGGGCGGGGTTTAATAAACTGGCCCCAATAAAAACAACCCCTGCAATAGCAGCGCCAAGTTGAGAATTTTTATCTAATAAATCAATATCTAAAGCCATTAGCTTCCAGAACTCCTACCCCAAGCCAGCTTCTGATCTTGCATTGTAGCTACAAAATCAAATCCCGCATCATCACTTGCACCAGCTATATCCCTAGACCTTTGGTACTCAGCAGTATACCTAGAAACTCTAGCTCTCTCTAAGTCGATTAATTTATTCTCAACCTTAACTTGGATAGTCCCTGTGTCAGCACCTTCAGCAATATTCATTTCATCCATATAACCACAGAATACTTCAGTCATAGATGTAGAAGAAACACCAAAGTATATTTTACAGGTTCTACCTTGATAGGGGGTACTGAGGGCTAAAGATAGTACTTCAGAGGGTAGACCTGTGATAGTAATATCAGCCCCTCTAGCAGCAGTCTCTGTAGTCTCTTCAATAGCTGATATACCTAAGAGTGTACCAGCGCCAGTCCAGTCATGTCCACCGAATGTAAGAATACCCACACCAGTCCACAAACGTAATGGATCTGCCTCATCAAAATCTAACTCAACAGCAAAGAAGGGATTAACGACATCATCATCTAAGGCATTAGTAATAACTGAGGGTAGGGAACGGGACATTACTGTAGAGCCTCTATAGCGTCAAAGGAGATACCGTAGAAACTTGCATTATCTATCGACCAAGCTGTTGTACTCTGACCAAGCCTAAAGACACCTTTTGGGTTATTGTAGATAACAGTTTCACCTGAGTATGTACTTCTTAGTTTAGGCCAGATCTCTAGGTCAACATCAGTACCAGCAGTCCTATTAACTAAAACTTGATGTAGTCTAGCAGCAGAGCCTGAACCCAACTGAATATAGTCTCCAGCCAGTAGGGTTCCCGT